ATGAGTGAATGGAAAGAAGGTGGAGACGGTTGGGAGTATCCTGAAGGAACAACTCCTGAACAATTTAAAGGTTCTAGGAATATAAACCCTAATGGAACACCACAAGAGAATATGACTAAATTAAGAATTGGTATTGTAGGACACGGATTTGTAGGTCAAGCAGTTGACTATGCATTTACCCACCCTGAAGTAGATAAGTTCTATGTTGACCCTAAACACGGTACAACAATTGATGACCTTGTAGAGTGGCAACCGCACGTATCATTTATTACTGCACCGACTCCAATGTCGGATAGTGGTTTTGTAGACGCATCTATTGTAGAGGACGCTACCCTAAAACTATTAGAACATACTGAAGGTGGTGTTGTTGTTAAATCAACAATCACTCCTGATATTGTAGACAGATTATATTCGTCTGTATTTGAAGACGATTTGAAACGATTAACTATTAACCCTGAATTCTTAACAGAGTCCAGTTCAAAAGAAGCATTCGTAAATGCAGAGTATCATATTATTGGTGGTCACCCTGACGCTTGTCAAGGTCTTGCACAACTATATGATGTCTATAGTTTGTGTAATGCAACTGAGTTCTTATTCTGTTCTGGCCCTGAGGCAGCGTTTGTGAAGTATGGTGTGAATAGTTATCTTGCTATGAAAGTAACATTCTTCAATCAACTATATGATTCAATTCAAAAGTTTGGTTGTAATTATCCAACTGTTGTGAAAGCAATCGGTAGAGATAAAAGAATTGGAGTTGGTCATACACGAGTGCCTGGCTATGACAGTAAACGTGGATTTGGTGGTGCGTGTTTTCCAAAGGATACAAAAGCATTTACTTTATTTGATGACAGCTTGACTTTAATTGACAAGTGTGTTAGTATTAACAACAATTATAGAAATGAATATGAATTAGACGAACGTGAGGAGTCAAACAATGTCAAGTATAATGGACAAGCTGAAGAAAAACAGCAAGATAAAAACAACGGAAGTACTGAGTCAGAGTAAGTTTTTTACTGAGACCGATATGGTAGCAACCAACGTTCCTATGGTGAACGTTGCGTTAAGTGGAAGTGTTGAAGGTGGTGTCACGCCTGGCTTAACAGTCTTGGCAGGGCCGAGTAAACATTTCAAAACTTCTTTTGCATTGCTTATGGCAGGTGCATATCTAGAGAAAAAGAAAGACGCAGTTCTACTTTTTTATGATAGTGAGTTTGGTAGTCCCCAATCTTACTTTGAGCAATTTGGTATTGATACTGCAAGAGTATTACATACACCTATTGCTAATGTTGAGGAACTTAAGTTTGACTTAATTGCACAACTTGAGAACATTGACAGGGACGATAATGTGATTATAGTCATTGATTCAATTGGTAATCTTGCGTCTAAGAAAGAACTAGAAGATGCAATAAATGAGAAATCAGTTGCCGATATGTCACGTGCAAAAGCACTTAAAGGTTTATTCAGAATGTGTACACCTTATTTGACAATGAAGAATATTCCAATGCTTGCTGTTAATCATACTTATAAGGAAATAGGTCTATTCCCTAAAGATATCGTTGGAGGTGGAACAGGTATTTACTATTCCGCAGATAACATATGGATTCTTGGACGTAGACAAAACAAAACAGGTACGGAGGTAACTGGTTATGATTTCGTCATCAATGTTGAAAAATCAAGGTATGTTAAAGAGAAGTCTAAGATACCTATCAGTGTGTCTTGGAAAGGTGGTGTTGAGCGGAACTCTGGCCTTCTGGACGTTGCTCTTGCTGGTAACTATGTTGCTAAACCTAGTAATGGGTGGTACTGCAAAGTTGATACTAAAACTGGAGAACTGGTTGACCCCAAGGTCAGACTAGCAGATACACTAACCGATGAATTTTGGGAATCAATCTGGGAAGAAACAGACTTTGCAGATTTCTTAAAATCACAATACTCAATCACAAAGAAATCATTAGTGTCAATGGACGACATAGTAGATGAATGAGATTGAACAAAAGTTAAGTGAGAAAGTTCACTATGAGATTATCCCTGCGGATGACCCTCACGGTTGGAACATTAGAATACTAGAGGAGTATCCTGAAACGGTTATCTCCTTTGGTGCAATTAAATTTGAGGGAGAAAAAGAGGACGGTCAGATTAATTTTAATTTTTCTATCGTTTCTTCTCCTGACCCTGACCTAACAACCGAAGACTTGACTTTTCAAGAATATGTTGGTAGAATACTAGGTGCGGTTATAGACACGTCTATCAACGAAGGAACAATGGTTGCGACTGACGAAAAGACTGGTGAAATGTTAGCAACCGAAGAAATGACTGAGGAGTTAGAAAACTTATATAATGAATATCAATCTGGAACAGACAGTTCTGAGGAACTTATTAACGAATGAGGATTATATGCGGAAGGTTCTTCCGTTCATATCCCCTGACTACTTTGAAGGTGTATACAAAGGACTCTTTAAAGAAGTAACCAAGTTCGTTGCAAAATACAATAAACTACCGAGTCTTGAATCATTCAAGATTGAGATAGACGAAAACAATTCACTGGGTGAAGACAACTATCGTTCTGCATTAGAACTTCTACCCAATATCTTTAAACCTGAACCTGAAAACCTTGAATGGTTAATTGAACGCACCGAGAAGTGGTGTCAAGACCGTGCGGTATTCAATGCGGTTATGGAGTCTATTCAGATTATTGATGGTAAACACGCCACAATGCAAAAGAATGCAATACCTGACGTATTGAGTAAAGCACTTGGTGTTACCTTTGATACGAATATTGGTCACGATTATCTTGAGAATGTAGATAATCGTTATGAGTTCTATCACGAACAAGAAGAACGTATTCCGTTTGACCTTGAATACTTCAACAGAATTACCAAGGGTGGTTTACCTAACAAGACTCTGAACATTGCACTTGCAGGAACAGGTGTTGGTAAGTCATTGTTTATGTGTCATATGGCAGCTTCTGGATTATCCCAAGGTCATAATGTCTTATACATTACTATGGAAATGGCAGAGGAACGTATCGCAGAACGTATTGACGCAAACTTATTGAACATACCGATTGACCAGTTAGAGAATCTATCTAAGGATATGTTTACCGACAAGGTTGGTCAGATTGCTGCCAAGACTCAAGGTAAACTTATTATCAAAGAATATCCTACAGGTCAAGCTAATACTGCACACTTCCGTGCATTGTTAAATGAATTGAAACTTAAGAAGAACTTTGTTCCTGAACTTATCTTTGTTGATTATCTAAACATTTGTGCCTCGTCTCGTATGAAAGGTATGGGTGGTGCAATCAACTCTTACTCTTATATCAAGAGTATTGCAGAAGAACTTCGTGGACTTGCAGTTGAGTTCAACGTTCCTATTATGTCTGCAACCCAAACAACTCGTAGTGGATACTCTAATGATGACGTTGGTCTAGAAGATACTTCAGAATCGTTTGGTCTTCCTGCAACTGCTGACTTAATGTTTGCCTTAATCTCTAATGACGAACTAAATAATCTAGGGAAGATTATGGTTAAACAGTTAAAGAACAGATATAACGACCCAACAAAAAACAATAGATTTACTGTAAAGGTTGACCGTTCTAAAATGCGTCTTGAGGATGACAATGACGAAGAAATGATTCCGAGTGACGACCCTGACAAAGGGTGGGACGATAAACCATTATTTGATAAATCAAAATTCAATAACTTTAAAATGGACTAATAATATGAAATGTTATGTATGTGAAACAACATTAATCTGGGGTGGAGACCAAGATATAGACCACGAGTATTACGATATGGAAACAAACCTATCGTGTCCTAATTGTGGTGCATATCATACGGTATCAATGAAAACAGATAACTTAAAATTCCGAATCGTTGATGACGCAGGTGTTGATTTAGAAACAGGAAAGTATGTAGGATGACCGAGATAGTAATCAGAAATAAAGAATTACTTGATACTCTTGATAAGACTGTCAATATGTTTCTGGAACATCGTGAGGTATGTGAAGAGTTGTCTGATAGTCTACAAGGTGATATCCCTGTTGAAGAGTGGGAACGTTTCTGTAAAGAAGAGTATCTCCACGAAATGATTGCGAAGGGTGATGAACATTTAGGGTTTCCTGAAAAGGGATATGGTTTCCAAGTATCCCACGGTGCAAAACATAGACCTGAAATATTCAAACCTATTATGAATTGGACTAAGAACGAACTACCTATGAGGTTTGGTGCAAGGTCAAATTCTCTTACATCATATTATCCACCTAACGGATTTGTTGGTTGGCATACTAATTGGAATGCTCACGGATATCAAATTATTTTGACTTGGAGTGAAGAGGGTGATGGATACTTTTCTTATTATGATAGAGACAAAGACGAAATCATAACTGAACAAGATGTCAAAGGGTGGCAAGCAAGGTGGTATAGGTTTGGTCGCAAGGACGAACCCAAGTATCATTGTTGGCATACTGCGTGGACAAACTGTCCAAGATTTACTCTTGCATTTAAATTCCCTTACAACATAAATAATGATGTATATGAAGAACAGGCATT